CGGGGGTAGCATCTTGGCGATCTCACGCTCCTGGGCAGTTCCGGCGGCAGCCTTGGCGACCTTCTCGACGCAGTCGCACCCGACGTGGAACTCGTGCCCGTCGGAGGAGCGAACCCGGTACATGTTGAGGATGTAGTTGCCGCAATAGGCGCAGGTACCGCCGGGCTTGGTCGAGAGCAGGATGCCCGTGCGGGTGAACTCTTCGCGGTTCAGGCATACCTGTCCGTAGGCGATGTCCTGCTTCTCCAGGCCGACGAACCGGAACGGGGCCTGGCCGAGGCCGGCCGCCTCGAATGGGTGGA